ATCGACAGCAGCGCAAGCGATGTCGATGTGCTCACCGTGGACAATGTTGTCGGCTCGGCTGGCGCAATCATCGTCGAGGCTGGTTCTGACAGCAAGATCAAGGTCATCCCCAACGGCCTGACCCCCTATGACACCTGTGTCGATGAGGCTGCTTACGACCTTGACGGCGATGCCGTTTGGGGTGCCGATGCTCCCATCCTGGAGCGCCGCATCGTGCCCATCCCCGACCTCGTGAAGAAGGCCCTCAAGGAAGCCGACTGTGTGTTCAAATTCTCTAACCGCAAGTAAAAAAAGGAGGACTGATTTATGGCAACTTTAAGAGATTCAAATCTTTATCAGATTGGCAGCCTTGGCCGTTTCGTCACCGCCGAGGAGTTCAGCACCCTGCTGGACAACGCTAATGCCAAGTACAACGGTGCCCTTTGGAAGCGCTATGCGTCTTGGGGAACACCTACCGACGACCGTGAGTGGGTACAGGGTCAGACCATGACACCTATCCTTGTCCGTGCATCCGTTCTGGGTTCGCACTCACCCAAGCCCCTGCGTAGCACCGAGGGCTGGGGCGTTTACGGCGGCACCCTTCCCAAGATCGGCCACGGCTTCCAGCTCGACCAGGATGACTTCATCACCCTGCGCAAGGCTGCGAAACTGAGTAACATGTCGTTCGGCGACAAGCTCATCGACTCTTTCGTGCAGAACTCGTCCAACATGCTCGGCGGTGTCCACAACGAGTTGAACTACATGACCTTCCAGGCCATGTCAACCGGTGAGATCCACGACATCCCCGTTGACGGTGCGCGTTACGACTTCAAGTTCGAGATTCCCAACGAGAACTTCGTCACCCCCACTGCCGACTGGTTCACCTGGTCTGGCGCCGCAGGCAGCCGCGTTCTTGGCCCCAATGCGAGCGCAGACGTTGTTGAAGACCTCATCACGTTCCAGGACTACTACACCGACGAGCTGAACCTCGGCCTTGACCACTGGAAAGTCAGCAAGAAGCTGTTCCGCATGATTCTCGCCCATCCCAGCGTGAAGAGTGCCTATGCTGCCAAGTACGCCACAAGCGGCAACACCGCCGACCTGCGCGTCAACCGCAGCCAGTTGCTCGCCTTCCTGCACGACGAGATGGGTATCTGGCCCTTCGAGGTGATTGATTACAAGTCGCGCCACGAGGAGGACGGTCGCCCCGTCACCGATGCACCCGCATTCGACGAGCACAACCTTGTCGCTTCGACCACCGCTTTCCGTCCCTTCGAGATGAAGTGCATGCGCAGCATCCTTCAGGACCGCATGGGTATGGGTGGCCAGACCGCAGCAGACCTCTACGCTCTCGTTGAGGGCCGCATTGTCGTGCTGAACTCCTGGACCGAGCGTCCCAACATCGCCAATACCGTTGACTGCGAGCTGTTCGCAGGCCCCGTCTTCAACAACTTGCGCGAGCACGGTATCGTTACCGTCTGGAAGGACGACGAGTAACCACATTTAAGTGATTGAAAAGGCATGGAAACGAACTCACGGCAGACGGCTATTGACTACATCAACGGGCTTTTCCCGAATGTAGGCATCAGCGAGAGCATCATCACCAACATCCTGTTCAAGACGGGCATAGACCCCGATACGCAGGTCTATGACCTAACCGAAAAGGAGCGTGACCTGGCTTATGCCTATCTCATCCTTTTCCTTATGCCCGGCTCTGGCTCGTCACGTTCAGTTACGGACAGGGACGGCGACTGGGAACACAGCGAGAAGGTGAGTTCGTGGACATACGCAGACCGCGCCGGGCTGTGGCGCATTGCAAAAGCCCTTCTTGAGAAATGGGGCATTGAGGATGAACTCCTTAATGCTTCATCACCTCAATGGGGCTTTAAGGGTACAGGATTCCATAAAATCAGACGATATGGCAGACGTCGCTAACCCCCGTTTCCCGCACTTGTGCCGCATACTGAGGTATGCAGACACAGACCCGATGCAGGATCAGCCGCAATCCCTGTCTTCGGAAGGGGCTTCTTGCTGTTTCTGCGGTTCGGGTGTGCCCGAGGGGGCTACGGTTCTCTACCAGGGGGTGTGCAGGAGTTTCAACCGTGACACTGTGTCGGACAACGGAGACGTCATTGCATCATACAGGACGCTCGCGTTGCCTTTGAAGCAGGACGAGTGGACGGAAGAGACCATGCCTCTCGAGGGAGACAAGGTGGAAGTCATAAAGTATGGTTTCAAGGAATACGGCCAAGTGATTGACAAACGCCCCGGCAACCTGGGCACGCACATACTCTGGAAATATGTCCGCAACTAACACACTGGTCAATAAGGCGTTCGGGAAGTACCGCAAGCAGATGGAGGATGAAGTTGAAAAACAATGCCGCTCCTTCTGTGTGGAATTGTGCAGGTTTGCCGTATGGTTTAGGCTCAGAGACCCAAATGCCCATAATTTTACGGGCAACCTCATAAACTCGATTGTTGTTGCGCTGTACCGCAAGAAAAAACCCGTATATGCGAGTTATGCGAACGATATCATGCCGAAGGCTATCAGTGGCAAGATGACCAATAGCCACGGTAGGTATCTTTTCAGGCGTGACTACGACAGCGAAGAGCTCACGACATACGTCCCGGAGGTTGAGACCGACGAATCCCTTGGCCTTAACGACGCCATACGTGTTGTGCGGAGTTACAAGCCTGTCGGCAACAACATGTTCGACATCCTTGTGGCCTACAGTGCCGAGTATGCGGAGTTCGTCGAGAACGAGAGAGCGTCAACGGGTTTTTTGAATACCTATGACCACGCCAGATATGTCGGCATTAAGTTCTTAGGGCTTCCTAAATTAGAGATTATACCATTCTGATGATATACAAAATCCATAATGACCTTGTGGCGGCGCTCAGACCGCTTGGCAAGAAGGTGTTCCTCGACAGGCCGAAGAACTTGGCAAGCGAGCAGCACGACTTCATTGTCGTAAAGGTGGCGACGAGCGTGCGCTCCATGATTATGGGCGGTATCAATGTCTATTCGGAGTGCTTCGGCACATTCACGGTATATTGCAAGGCGAAGAGTGACGGCACGCTCAACATCGGGGCGCAATCAGAACTCGCGCAGCAGGTTATCGACCTTTTCCCGATTGTCGGCGAAAGCATCTCTGCGGTAAACCCGACGATACTTATGCAGGGCGAAGACGGTTACGGTTTCCATGCCACGCAAATCACTTTCAGAATAAGGTACAAACAATAAACAATAAACTATTTAATAAACGATTAAACTATGGCAGCTTCAACTATTGTAAAGAAAGCGTCTTTGCAGCCCAATGTCTTTGAAGGCATTAGCGCAATCTTCGCCGTAGATGGTGGTTTCACTTTCAGTGGCTCTGCCGAAAGCGGTTTCACTCTGACTCTTGCAGAGAACAAGACCCTGCTTGAGTTCCCCTGCTCCGAGGACAGCGGTTTCAACTTCGACACCGGTGCTCCCAGTATCGAACACTTCAAGGTTCACGGCCTGAACGCAGACTGGGTGTCCACGTTCACCCCTGGTGACACCGAGTTGAGCATCGAGATTCCCTGCCACGACACGCAGATCATGCAGTTGTGCTTCGGCTCGGAAGGTGCTGATACAACAATCACCCTGCCCACGGGTGCCCTGAAGACCTCCAACATCTCGACAGCAATCGCAGAAGGAAAGTCGTTCGGTGCAGCTCAGAAGTCCGTAGAGCTCGGTCTGCTCATTCTCGACGATACCGAGAAGCGCTTGTTCTACATCAAGAAGGCAAAGCTCACCGCCCAGGTGACCTTCGACGGCAGCAACAAGCCTCTGTGCGTTGTTCTGAGCGGTTCGCTCTCTGAGTCTGGTGACGGTGCGTTCGGTATCCTGGACATCACCACTACCGCCTAATCCGGAAATTCCGCAACAACAAGGGCAGTGGTGGGTTGACTGCCATTGCCCTTATTTAATTTAATCACATGAAGAAGAAGGAAATTCCAGAACAGGCGCTTGAACAGCCGACACTAGACGCACAGCAGACGCTGCTTTCGCTCATCAACAACGATGCCACCGAGGTGCAGATACTGCGCACAAAGAAGACATACAAGGTCTATTGGCTCAAGAACGGACAGCTTGAAAAACTGACGAGATTGCTGATTAAGTCAAAGAAGACCGACAACGTGAAATCTTCTGGCATTGAAGCACTTGACGAGATTCTCCAGGACTGCAAGCTGGCATGCAAGGCCGCTGCAATCATCACCCTCAACGGATACTGGAGTGTCAAGTTCAAGTACTGGCTTCGTTGGCGATGGTTCTACTACATCCGTCAGTACGACAATATCCAGTTGGATGCAATCCTTGACATCGGTAAAAAAAAAGTTCCGCTGATGCAGTACTATCGGACTATCATGTCCTTGACCGAGGCAAAGGATTCTCTGATGAGGATGAGAGCGAAGGAAGTAGAAGCTACCCTTCAAGAACTAAGTATGGCGCAGCGTTCGCAGACCGAAAGCAACGGCAGTGGCTCGTGATGCCGAGGTACTTCTTCGGCGTTTGGAGAGTGCAGATGTACGAGTACTACTGGGGGCATACGGCAGCGCAGATCGAACTGATTGACGCCGACCAGCCTTTGGTACTCTACAAGAAGCATGACCCGAACGAAGGCAAGAAGCCGGGCGACCCCGGTTGGGTTTCCGACCCGAAGAAGCTACAGGAATCCGTCGAGAAGTGGAAGAAGCGCAAAAAGGCGAGAGAGGAACGCGGTTTTGATTTAAGCAGGTTTTTGAACACCGGCGAAAAAGAACCTGTCGGCAATAAAGACGATTCGCAGAAATGACCGCATACGAGATTGTCAGTTTAAACAAGGAATTACTAAAAAGACTGCACAAAATCGGCATTAAGACCGACGACTACAAATGGCTTGGAATATACGGGGATTACGTCCGCATGAAGTCCAACGGCAACAAGACGAGTTATGTTGTGGCCGCTATTTCTGAAAAGTACGGAATATCTGAAAGACAGGTATTTAAGGTTGTCAAGAAGATGGGTCAAAGGTGCTGAAATCGTGCAGTGGAATGACGGCGAAATGTTTTAAGAATGGTGTTTTGCGGAGTAATTTTGTCTTGTCGATGCGCAAAGACAAAGCAACAATGTTTAACACACAAATCTTAAATCTAAACAATGGCTGAAATTTATCAGTTGCCTGACAACGGCAGCAACAACGGTAGCAACATTCCTTTTTCAATTCCTATTGGCGGTTTCAATGGCGGTGGCTTCGGTTTCGGTAACGGAATGAACGGCATCGCTGATTTGTTCGGCCTCGCAATCATCGCCTCGATGTTCGGTTGGGGCAACGGAGGCTGGGGCAACGGTTTTATGGGCGGCGGCAATGCGGGCACTGCATACCTCGGCAACATGATCTCCAACGACAGCGGTCGCGAACTGGTCATGAACGCCATCACCTCGCAGGGTGAGGCAAGCCGCAGCGCAATCCAGAACCTCGCAACCACCATCGGCCAGGACTTCAATCTTGTGAATGCCGGTGTCACCAACGTGCAGAACGCGCTCAACACCCTCGCATTGCAGAATGCAGTGAGTGTTCCTCAGATCATCAACGCCATCCAGAGTGGTGATGCAAGCCTTGCAAGTCAGCTCTGCAAGTGCTGCTGCGACAACCAGTTGGCCATGTGCCAGCAGAAAAATGCTCTCCAGAGCCAGGCTGACCGCAATGCCAATTCGCTGATGCAGGCCATCAACGCACAGACCGTTGCCATGAACGACCAGTTCTGCGCACTCAAGGAGCGCGAGCTCCAGTCGAAGATTGACACGCAGGCCGACATCATCACCCAGTTGCGCGGACAGATTGACAACGCCAACCAGACCGCAGCCATCACGGGCTACGTCAACGGACTCGTTGCTCCCTTGCAGGCCAAGGTGAGTGAGATTGCTGATAAGATGCCGAACACCATCCCAGTGACCTATCCCAATGTAACGGCTGTGAATAACACTCCTTATATGGGTGGTTACTACGGCAACGGATTCGGCGGTAATGTTGTATTTTAAAGTGACTTCAAGGTGGTATGGTTATGGGAGGTTGCTTTAATATCACAACAAACGCAGGAGGCGCTCCATATTTAAGCGTCACCAACGTAACCGTAGGGACGGAGAGTGTTGATTTGGCACTTGGTTTCCGTAGGATTCAGCCGGTAGGCTATCTAACGATTCGCCTTGCTACGCAGATTCCAGCAGACACGACGGCAACTTTGCCAGTGACAATCACTCTCAATGGCACAACGAGAAACTTGACGTTGTTTAATGGCACACAGGTTACCGTAGCAGACCTTATTGGCGGCACTGGCGTGTTCCTCGTTTTCAACGATCGTTTCAACGGTATTCTCCAACTCATGTCGGTGGCTACCGCTTAACAAAGTGACCAACAAACAAAAAAAACAAATTAACTATGGACTTTAATAGTTTAACAGAGGGCAATCCGTTCTACATTCTCCGCAAAGGCGAGAAGCCGATGCTTGATGTAGGTGTCGTCAAGAGCAAGTCGCAGCCTAGGGCGAAGTACCAGATGCAGACCCCTGGTGTGATGAACGGCTTACTTGCGCAACAGCAGCAGGTTATTGACATCATGGTTACCGTTAACGGAAAAGACGAGCAGTTTGCGGAACTGCCGTTGAACATCGAAATCGCCTCAAGGGGAGACAACACGTTCAGCGGAAGCCGCGAAGCGATGTTGCAGGCAGTTGATTCTATGTTGCAGACATCGAAGAAAGCCATCGAGCAGGTTCCCTACCATAAGGCGGTCATCGCAGAGAGCGAGAAGATGCTTGAAACACTCAACCCTCGTTATGCGGAGGAGAAGCGCCAGGCAAGGACGATCAACGACCTCAAGAGCAGGCAGGATGCGACTGACAAGAAACTTGACGAGATTCTCGACATCCTGCAAAAACTCAACAGTTAACGAATGGAGTCCTATTAAAACGCTGAAACATTATGCCTTATATCATTATCAACAACGACGACAACGAGCAGATGCGCGAGAACATGCGTCAGCAGATGCGTGGCGGCTACCGCCGCAACATGCCGATGCGCCGCAATGCGACCGACCAGTACAAGGAAGGTTATGAAGAGGGCTATCGTCACGGATGGCAAGATTCCGAAGACGAGGGTGAAACAATGATGGATAACCGTCGCGGCAGAAGCCGTAACGGGCGCTTCATGTGATAATTGCGGGTCGGATGTCGGCCTGATATCCGACCCCTTTTCAACCATTTTGGCATGAAACAGTACATCACTGAAGAACGAGCAATGTATGAGGACAACTTCCACGGCATGTTCAGCCGCAAGTTGGCTAAATGGGCTATCTCCTGCATGGAGATGAAAGGCACAGACGGGCAGATGAAGCCCGTTGCCATGCGTTCCGTGGACGATGTCCTTGAGATCCTCTCCGCTAACAAGGTGGAACTGCCAGACGAGTACATCTATACCGCCTGGTACCTCTACCACATGACGATAGCGGACTACCCCAAGTCGCTGAAGACCGACGAGCAACGTGCGATGTATGTCGAAGAAACATTGTGCGATCCTGATGGAGATCCGACGAACGTCTTGGCCTGCTTTGAGGCGAAGATGTGCAATGCGGAAATCCCCATCTACTGGGAAAGGATGATGTAATGCAGACGGAGTATATTGACGTTCGCGGCAAATGGGGGATTGTTCTCTGCTACGACCTTGACTTGGATGACGAGCAGGACATCGTGAACTATATGATGTCGCTCGGTTCAGACGAGGAAGGCGCATACAGGGCACTCAATGTCTTGTTCGGGCAGGAGAACACAGGACTTTGCGTGACCAATATGGCATTGCGCATGTCACTTATATTCATTGGCGACGCAGACTCTGCCGAGCAGTGGTGGGACACGCTCTCCCATGAGCTGTACCACGCACAGCAGGCGATAATCGGGTACTACGACGTACCGCCAGACACCGAAAGGGCGGCATGGACGATGGGGTACCTGATGCGCAAGTCGGTAGAACTCGTCGCACCACCGTGCAGGTAAAAACTTGACTTACTGACGATGCCGGTGGCAACGCTGGCATCGTTTTATTTTAAACTTTGAAAGATATGGCACTGAACCCGTTATCATTTTCTGTGGGCGTTAAAGACGAGGCGTCTTCACAGTTAGAAAAAATTAACGCCGAGCTTAACAATCTCGTCTCAAAGCTCGACTCGATAAAGAACATCGCTATAAGCCTCGGCGGCGACCCCGGAGAGGCTGAGAGCCTTATGAAGTCGCTCAACGGTGTTGCCGCGTCGTTGGCAAGCATTTCC